GAGCTTGCCGTTGATTTCGGCCGCCGCGCGCCAGCTCCACGCCATCACCGCGTCGCGGTAGCCCTGCGTCACCCCGCCCGGCAGCGAGGCCTCAGGCTTGCCGACCATGCCGAGCGCCATGTGATGGTCGCCGGAGCCCATGCCGCCGTCTTCGAACAGGCAGCCGGAACGGTCGAGCATCGTGCGCGTCCAGGCCCAGGCGTAGCCCGGATGAGGGTAGTCGGAATATCCGCCGTTGAACTTCCAAGTCTTCGGCCCGGTCGCCGCGACGGCGCCGCCCGCGTGAAAGATCGAGGCGAAGCTTACATGAGTCTGAACGTGCTCATCGTGCGGGCCGAGGTCATATGCCTTGTCCCACGGTTGTACGACCGGATAGAGGTCGAGCGCGTTGAGCGTGTTCGTCGCCCATCCGGAACGGCGGAAGGTTATGTCGGCGTCGAGGGTCGCGATGTTGCGCGCCTCGGGAGGGAGCCGAGAGATCGCGATGTTGAGCAGGTTTTCCTTCGACCAAGCCATGGTCGTTGCGCGGAGCGGGATATGCGTCACGCGCGGCCCCGCCAGGTCGGCGAGCTGATAGCCGCGAGAGCCATAGGCGCACTCGGCGAGGTAAATCGCGACGTTCGGCTCCTTCAGCCAATCTGAAATCGCGACACGCGCGAGATTTTCGCGGCTTTGCCAGAGCAGCGGGTTGGCGACGCAGGTGACAATGTGGAGCGTTTCCAGCATGGGGATGGCAATGCCTCTCAGATGACGGGGGATGTGCTCGAACCGGACGAGCGTGTCGCCGGCAGAGGGACGAGCCTACTCGTAGGGCTGGATCTTGATCACCACGTCGACCGTCGCCGCCGAGCCCTGCGCCGTGGTGATGCGGAAATAGAGCGTAGAGGCGGTGAAGAACGTCGCGTTGGCGAGCGCCTGCGCAAGGTCGAGCGCGTTGCCGGCCGAGCTGGCCGCGTTGGTCGTCAGCCCCGAGAGCGCCTGGGGCGAGCAGACCGCGACCCCGCCGCCGCCGCTCGCAGTGTAGAGAGCGCCATAGGCGGCGGTCAGCGACGTGCTGGGGTTGAGCGCCGTGACCTGCAAGACGCGATATTTCGTGAGCCCCGAGGGCAGCGGAATGGCGATCGTCGTGTCGGCGACGCTGTTGGCGTTGATCCCGGTTGCCTTCAAGACGAAGGGCGTCGCCGTGGCCGAGACGCCCGAGCCGCCGGCGGAGGGCGAAAGCGCTCCCGAGCGCGAGCCGGGCGGCTCGTCGACCACCGTCCATTTGCTCGAGCCGTTCGACTCAAGCGCGACATAGCCGTAGGCCGTGGCGATCACCGCCGACGTCACGCCGTTGATCGTGTCGGAGCCTGCGCGCGCCAGCGTGATCGTGTTCGTCGCCGAGCAGTTTCCCGATTCGTCGATGACGGTGAGCTTGGTCCCGGTCGGATAGGCGCTCGCCGCCGGAAGCGTGACCGTGCGCGCCGCGCTCAGCGCCGTATAGGCGATGAGGCGGTCGGTCGCGGCCGCCGTATAGCCGGCGTCGCTGATCGGCGTGCGCGCGTTGGTGACCACCTCCGACAGCTTGGCTGCCGGAAAGCCGCCAACGGTCGTGCCGTCCTGGAGGACGAGGCGCAGGTTGTCGGTGTCGACGAAGACCTCGCCGAGGGCGCCGGCGTTGGCGGCGATCGCGGCGGCGTTGCCGCGCCGAAGTTGAAGCTGCTCGCTCATTAGGGAACGGTTCCGAGTGGGATGTTGTCAAGCGGGCGGTCGAGGACCGAGCCGAAGTCGTCGGAGAGCGTGACGGAGCTCGTGATCGAACCGAGGTCGACCGAGCCGACCGGCAGCGACTCGAGCGCCGCCAGGAGTTGCGCCGCGATCGGATAGCTGACGACGGCGACGTGGCCGAGGTCGATGATCTGCGCGGGGGAATCGAGCGGCGAGCCGAAATCGTCGGAGACCGTCGGCAGGTCGACGATCTGGCCGAGGTCGACCGGCGTCCCGGTCAGGAGTTGCGCGGCGATCGGGTCGGGGACGGCCGGCCCGGTGGCGATGAACACATAAGCCGTGCAAACGGAGAGGTCTTGCGCGGAGGCGCCGAACAGATTGAACGACTGGAACTTGAAGTAGAGCGTCGCGCCGATCCATTGCGTCGGCAGCGTATAGGTGATGATGGGCCCGGTCGTGTCGAGGCGGGCGAAGGCCGCCCCGGTGCCGTGCGGCTGCGGCGTCGTGCCGAACAGCCCGCGCGCAAGGCCGGTCAGGTTGTACTTGTTCGGCGCGGTCAGGGTCGCCGTCGCATAGCCGATCAGCTCGTTGTCGACCAGGCAGAGCGTGACGCCGCCCTCCGCCCCCGCCTGGGTCGTCCCGGTCAGCGTCCCCCCGCTCTCCGTCAGGTCGACCGAAAGCGTGTTGGTGGTGTCCCAGCCGCTCGCGCTCGCCAGATAGGCGGTCAAGAAGCCCTGCGGCGTGGCGCCGTTGATTGTCGCGATCTGAGCGTAGGACGAGCCGTCGAGCGAGGCCCAGACGTTCGCCCCGCCCCAGTTCGGGTCGACCTTGCCGTCGGCGAGCGAAGACGACGCGCCGAGCAGGACTTCCGCCGTGCTCGAATAACCGGACGGCGGCTCATAGATCACCGGCGCGTTGATCGCCCCGACCGACGCCCCGCGGTTGATCGGCGGCGTCACGATCGTTGCGACCGGATAGAGCGGCGTGTCGGAGATGCCGACCTTCAGCTCCTCGGCGGTGATCTCGAAGAAGCCCTTGTCGTCTTCCTCGATCGAGACGATGCGGACGAGCTCGGCATCGAGCCCGAGGTTGGCGTCCGTGATCGCGATGATGTCCATCGGATCGAGCAGGCAGAACGCCCAATCGACCTTGAACTTGTAATTGGCGCGCACGTAGAGCTGGCGCTGCAGGATCAATTGCGCGCAGAGCGGCGCGACGTTGAGCTCGTCGCAGATTTCCCGCGCCTCGATCGACGTCCCGATGCGCGGCCCGTAGAGCTCGATCTGGCTCTGGTCGCGCGCCTCGACCGTGACCGGCGCGTAGCGGTTGGCGCGCGACGTGCACTCGAGGCGAATGATCGTCGACAGCGAAAACGGGTCGACGCGCATGCAGACGATCGGATCCTGGTCTTCGCTGCCCTCGTCGAGATAATCGTCGTCGGTCAGCGAATAGATCGGCGTCAGGTTTGGCGTATAGCCATAGAGGGTCGTGTACGTGTAGGTGATGATGATCGCCTTGTCGGCGTCGTCTTTGTAAAAATAGAGCGTGTTCCCCACTTGGCCGAAAGCGCCCTGGAACTGCGGGATTTGCGGGCCGAGGTTGAAGAAATAGGCCTGGTAATACTCGAATGCATATTGGATGCTGACGATTTGCAGGCTGGCGCCCGGCGGGGTGAGCGTGATCGTGGTGAATGTGTCGCCGGTCGAGGTCTGATTGCCGAAGCCGATCTCCGGAACGGGCGGGATGGACATCGGCGCCGTCGTCGTCTTGATGAGACCGGGGGCGATCGCCGTGTCGCCGTAGGGAACGAAGCGCAGGACGTCGCCGCTCCACACCGCCGCGCAATTGGCGATCTGCAGCCAGAGCGGGTCAGGGTCGACGAGGCCTGCTCTTGATCGACGAGCGCGGGCGAGAACGAGATGCCCATCGCGTTGCAATATTGCGAGACGCCGTTCGCGCCGAACAGCGAATCCCCATCGATCAGCGAGGCGTCGAAGCCGGCCCCGTATTGGGCGTTGGTCAAAAAGTCGTAGATGACTGCCGCCGGGTCGGCGTCGACCCCGTTCGCCCCGCTCCCCTGAAGGCGCCCATAGATTTCCCAGGTGATGTTGCCGAGGAGCGCGGCGGCCCCGAGCTGCACATCGGCGCCGACGACAACCGCGGTGCCGGGGAAATTGAGCGGAACGCCGGGATAGAGCGCCTGGAAATAACCCCACTCGCCCTGCGGCGTCGTGCCGTTGAAGCCGAACATCCACAAGCCGAACGGCCCGGCGTATTCGGCCTGATCCTTCCAGGCGAGGCCGAAGCCCGCGATCGGCCCCTCGCAAATGCCGAGCGCGAGGTCGCACGTATAGGTCGTCACAGCAGACGACGACGCGCCGCCGCCGCCGCCGCCGCCGTGGCCGCCCTTGCCGGTCTTCGAGTTCGACTTGTGGCTCTGAAAGTTGTCGTAGAAGATGACGTTGTGGCTGACCTTGTTGGTCCCCCACACGATCGGGATCGCCAGAAACGTGGCCGCCGTCTGGAGCTTGAGGCCGGTATAGTCAGGCCTGTCGGTCTTCTTGCCTCGGCCGAGCACCCCGCTCATGCGTCACCAATAGCTCGCGAAGACGGCGGCCGGGGCGCGGCGCGCGATCTCGTGGTTGCAATGAACCGCCTCCTCGAGGACGAAGCGGTAGGGCTGGAAGGCGTGGACGATGGTCAGCGGGTCGAGCTTCGTCACGATGCCGCCGTGGGCGAAGGCGCGCCCGTAGCGCAGCACCATGACGTCGCCTTCTTGCGGCTTATCGACGCGGCGGGCGCGCTCGAACACGAAGCCGAGGTAGCGTTCCTCCGACCGGTGCAAATGCCAGTCCGGCGGATAGGGCCTCGGATCGAACGGCGGGACGAGCTCAAGGTCGCAATAGACGCGCACGATCAGCATGGCGCAGTCGACGCCCGCCCCCTTGACGTCGGCCAAGTGATGGTAGGGCGTCCCGCACCAGGCGCGGGCCTCCTTGACGACGGCGGCGCGCTGGGCTTGCTCGTCGAGCGCAGAGATCACTTGAACAGGCGCGCCCGAACCGCCGCGTCCTTCGCCTCGAGCAGCTTGCGCAGCGCAACCGTGCGCTCGGGATTGCGCGGGAACGTCGCGACGATCGAATGGGCGAGATCGCCGAACGGCCGGCTGACCTCCTCAAGCTCCGCCGGGAGGTGAGCGTAGGCGAAGAATTGCACAATCGGCTCTTGATCCAAGACGCTCTCTCCATCAAACGGCGAACTCGGGCGGCGGAACCGTGGGAAAGCCCCGGAAATTCGCCGCGTTGTTGAATTTGGTCGAGCACGTCCCGACGGTGTGGTCGCAGCCCCAAAAAACCACGAAACTATCGTCCGCCGCTGGGATTTCGGGGGCGGGATAGACCAGCTCCAATGAGACGCCGGGAACGGCCGACTTGACCGTCGTTCTGACGCCGCCGTTGGCGCCGGTCGCGAAGAAAAAGGATCCCTGCGCATGTTGCGCAAGCGCGCCCGAGGTCAGGATCAGCGTTTGCGTCGAGCCGGCGCCGACATTGCCGTTGTATTGGAAGAGGAGCGGGTTAAGGCCGCAGCCCGCGTCGTAGAGGGTGTGCAGGCAGGTCGGCGAGAAAATGTTCCGCGGCATGTTGTAGCCGAGGACGACGAGCGGCGAGGCGACGGTGATCTCAGCGCTCGTCCGCCCGACCCTGTCGACGGTCGAGACGCGGCCCTTGAACATGGTCACGCCGTCGATCCCGCCGGGCAGCGCCGCCGACATGAACACCCGGTCGCGCTGAAACCACGCGCCGTCGAACGCCCCGTCGCGGATTGCCTGAAGCCACGGCGCGCCGTTGATCGTCGCGCTCGGCCACGCGGCGATCGTGACCTGTTGCCGGTCGACCTCGAGCCCGACCGCCGTCTTGCATTTCAAGCCGGAGATGAGCACCGAATTGGCGAGAAACGTGTTCCCGCCCCAGACGATGTTCTGGTCCCAGTCGGTGAAATACTCGACCGCGCCGGTCGCCATCGTGATCGTGAAGCAATTGGCGATCGTCGGAAACGCCTCGTCGCCCACCCGCACGTCGTTGAGATAGGTCTTGAGGGCCGCGCTCGCCGTCTTCATTGGACCGGCACCCGGACTTGCCGGAATTTGATCGATTTCACCTCCCACAGATTCCACATCATCTGCTCGAAGTCCGCGGTGTCGTCGAGGAACCGGCACACGAAGCCATAGGAGACGTCGGCGGTGATCGCGACGCCTGCCCCGGGCGGAGTGTTGAACGTGAGGCCGTTCGGCAGGTTCAGGCTCCAAAGGGCGCCCGACTGCGCGACGCCGTTGAGATAGACCGTCGGGACCCCGAGCACCCACGACACCGGCTCGATCGACGAACCCATGCGGCGCAGGAACAGGAATTGCCTGGTCGTCCCGTCCCCGGTCCCGAGCGGGACCGCGGTATCGGCGTTGAAGTCGGGGTCGATGAACAGGAACGTGCCCTGCGCCCCGCCCTTGTAGAGGTAAAACCCCATCAGGATTTGCAGCGAGCGCGCCCGGAGACCGGGGAACTGCGTCGTCCCGTCGGCGCTCAAGACCTCAAAGACGACCTCGAACTCCCACAAGGGATAGGTCCAGAGCGGCGTGCGCACGTCGCCGCCGGACGGGTGTTTCACGACGATCGTGCGATACGTCGGCCGGCGGTGCACCGGCCAGCCTTGGCCCGGCAGCGTCGGAAAGATGTCGGGGGTGAAGACGTAGGCGGAGGCGCCCGCGACCGTCGCCGAACCATCCGCCTCGCCCGCGCCCACGACCGCGAGCTTGCCGGCGCCGGCGGCGGAGGCCGAACCGTCCGCCTCGCCTGCGCCCACGGCGAGGATCGGGTTTGCGCCCGCGCCCGACACCGTGGCGTGCCCGTCCGCCTCGCCGGCGGCGGGCGCGAACTCCACGGTTCCGCCCCCACCAGATACCGTGGCGGAGCCGTCCGCCTCGCCCGCGCCGGCGACCAGCGCCGGGGCCGCGCCCGCGCCCGACACCGTCGCGGAGCCTGCCGCCGCGCCCGCGCCGGCGGCGGTCTCCGCCCCGGCGCCCGATACCGTGGCCGACCCGTCCGCTTCGCCTGCTCCGGAGGCGAAGGGGGCGCTCTTGACCAGTGCGAACCGCCCAGGCAGCGGGGTAACATCATACCACAGGCTGAACGGGTCGTCCGACAGCTGCACCATCGACGGAAGGTCGGCCGCCCCGCTGAAATAGGCGAGCGTGGCGAGGTTGCCCCGGATGCCGTAGCTCGCCCCGGCGCAGTCGCCGAATGTGTAGTTGCCGTTCGGCGACCGGCTTGCAGTAAAGCCGGACTTCGAGGCGGTTACGACGGCGCCGGTGTTCAGGTTCTTGATGACGAACAGCGTGGCTGAGCTATTGTACGATACGGCGATGAAATACGGGACGCCGTTAGTAAGGGTGATGCCGCTGCTTATGTTTGTCCCGCACTGCACCTTCACAACGAGCGAATCCACGATCAGCATCGCGCCTTGGATACCGCTGCCGGTCTCAAAGAGCAGGGCGATCGAGGCGCTTGATGTGGGGCGGTACAGCGCCGCCATCGTGGCGGACGCATAGACCGTGGCGTCGTAGCCGGTGAAAGAGAACGGATTGTTAGGGAACGGGTAGGCGTCGCTAATACAAAACCCGAGCGCGCCGTCTATCTGGGGACCGTAAGGGTAGGTGCTTTGTCCGCCCACCTTGTTCATGAGCAGGTCATACATAGCGAGCGCGGAGCTATTCTTCTGCGCGACGGCAACGATCTTCGGCGCCAAGCCGCGCCCCATGATGGGACTCGACCGGTCAAACCGCGCCGAACGCCCGGTCGGGAAGGACAGCGGGTTGCGGAAGGCGAGGGCGCTGCGCGGCAGGAACATAGCCGCCCCTTATCAGTATTGCTGCGCGTAGATCGCGGCCTTGAGCCAGGGCGCGGTCGTGCCGCCGTTGCCGGTGGTCTGGCCCAAATTGTTTTGCATCAGGACTTTGAACGGCAGCGCGGGGATGAATATCGGTTGGTTCGTCTTGAACACCGAGCCGGCGGTGATAGTCGTGGCCGGGAGCGGGATGATGAAGTCCGGCGACCGCGGCGGCGTGGCCGAGGTGCTTTCGAACGTGCTGCCGTCGAACGACGTCAGAAACCAACCAGACCAACAGCCGCCCGAGTTGACCGCGCTGCCGATACCGGGGTTTCCGACGTCGTAGAACAGATCGGCCAGTTGGCCTTGCCCGGTGTTCGAATTGTTGAACACGCCGGACGAGCCGCCAACCGAGCTGTAGGCGAGCCCGGCGTTGGCGATGCTTTCCAGCTCAGTCGTCATCAACGTGAGCGCCGAGACGAGCAGACCGTTGTTGCTGGTGCCGGCGTACCAGAGGAAGTTCGTGCTCATCAGGCCAGCCCCCCAGCCGCAGCAAGATCGTTAGTGTTGAACGGCCCGGCGTACCCGTTGGCCTGCCACCAGGGGGTTGTGGTGGCTGCGAGCGCGAGCAGTCCGTCGTGGACCGCTTGCGTGAATCCAGTCGATCCTGGCGACGCGGTCTCTTGCGCCAGCACCGCGTCCGCCATTCCCTTGATGATCGTGTAGGTGGACGGGTCCGACATGCCGAGCGTCGGGGCGTTTGGCACGGTGATCGCCGCCATCAGCGTCTTCGCGGCGTCGAGCGCGGCGTCGTGGGTCGCATCGCCGGTCGTGGCGCCCTGGGCGAAGGCCGCGACCGGCAGATAGGCCCCGTTGAGCAACAGGTATCCGACGATCTGCGGGACGGTCACGTCCACGTTCGGGCCGGCCACGGTCGCGGCGTTGACCGCGGCGAGTTTCTCCGCCGTCGTGCCGGTCAGCGTCGCCCATTTCGTTACCAGAGCGTCGTAATAAGCCATGCCCCGTGCCCCCTGCGGCCCTTATTGCTCGGTGATGAGCGTTCCGGTCGTCAGCTCGGGCGTCACGCCGGTCGAGATCACGAGGTTCGGCGTGATCGGGCCGCGGTAGAGGATGGTGAGCGAGCCGCTGCAGGTCGACCCCGAGGTCGGAACGGCGACCGAGAAATAGGTCTCCGTCTCGCTGCCCGACGTCGCGGCCGGGAATTGCTCGAGCGACGTCAACGAGACCTGGTTGCCGGAGACCGTCCAGCCGCCCGAGTTGCGGTTGACGCTGATCCGCGCATAGGAGCCATAGGCCGCCTCGTTGGTCGACTGGGCGCCGCCCGAGCCGGGATCAGCGGTGTGCAGGGCGACGCACAGCACGGTCGCCGGGGTCGACGAGACGTTCTGGGCGATGCTGGTGATCGTCGTGCCGTTGAAGATCAGCAGCAAGAGGGCGTTTTCGAAGGTCGACGCCTTGCCGCCGGCGGCGAGCGCGGGCGCAGGGGCAAAAAGCGCGAGCGCGAGCGCCGAGGCGAGCGCGATCGACCGGGCGAAAGCACGGATCGTCTTTTTCATGAGTTTTCCTCGTTTTAAGAAGGGTTAGTGGAGCGTGTAGGTGATGGCGACGCCGCCGGTCGCCCCGTAGCCGCCGAGGCCGCCTGCGGCCGCCAAGCCGGTGCCTTGCAGGCCGGCGCCGCCGGAGCCGCCGCCGCCGCCCCAGCCCCCGCCGTTCCCCCCGGCGCCGCCGAAGCATCCGCCGCCGCCGCCGCCGCCCGGGCCGGCAAATCCGCCAAGGAGCGAGAATTCGGTCATTCCAGGCGCGCCGGCCCCCGCCTGGACGGCGGGGAGCCCGCCGCCGTTGCCCGAGCCGCCGTTCCCGCCCGCGCCGCCGCCGTTTTGCGAGGTTCCGCCCGCGCCGCCGACCCAGGGCCCATCGAACGAGCCGGGCCTTGATCCCGGTAGGTCTCCGGGGCAGCCGACGCAGTTGGCCCCGCCGTTGCCCGCCCCGCCGCCGCCGCCGGCG